ACACCAAATATAAATGCTAAATCTAAATAATCTCCAGCATCTAAAAAGAAAGCCGCCGCTTTAAATTTAGAATCCTCTTCGACAGTATAAACTTCGGAAGTTCTACAATAAGTAGCAAATAAAGTTTCTATTTTCTTTCTCCTCAAACAAGAGGATTTTATATGATCTAAATCATAGGGCTTAGAACTTAAAAAAAAATTGTAGAACTCAATCTCTAAATCCTTAGAGTAGCCTTTTAGATGTGTAATTTTCACTTCTTTTTAATATTATATACTAATGAAGTGTAAATTACATTATGGCGGAAGAAGGAAAAAACAAGGTAGCACGTAGTTTATTAGATCTACAACCAACCGCTATACTTGAAATATTTAGGATTTATCCAGACGCAGTTAACCAACCCAATTTATTTATGGGATTTCATGGGGGGGCTATTTATTCTGAATCAATAGTTTGGCAAGGATTTAAATACCTACCGTTATCTGTAGAAAGTGAAGGTTTTGATATTTTAGGGGATGGCACATTAGCTAGACCTAAGATTCGCGTAGCTAATCAAAATAATATTATAACACAGTTTTTGCAGACTTACAAAGACTTTAAAAACGCAAAAATCGTAAGAAAACGTGTATCTGTAAAATTTATAGATGATATCAACTTTGAAGGTGGTAATCCTTTCGGAGAGGCAGACCCTAACGCAGAACTAACCAGCGAGATATGGTTGATGGGTAGAAAAACTCAAGAGTCTAAGTTGTTTGTGGAATTTGAATTAGCCTCCCCTTTGGATTTAGAAAATTTTAGCGTTAATTCAAGAAGCATTATTTCTAAATTCTGCTATTGGCAATACAGAGGTGAAGGTTGTAGATATGCGGGTTTACCAATCGAACAAGCAGACGGCTCGCCTTTTGAAGATGTAGACGGTAAAGCAGTAACCCCCAAATACAAAGCGCCATTCGATTCTCCTGTTTGGTTTTTTAATGATCAATCTGCAATATGGAATCCTTCTAAAGAATACGAAAGGGGAGATATAGTAGTTACAGAAAGCCCTACTATATTTTTAGCCAGCGAAAACCCAAATGGCGCAGGGACTCCTTTAAAAACAGTTTTTGTATGTGTATCTGGAGGACATAAAGGCCAAATCCCCGAAGGAAATCCTAGTTATTGGCAAAAAGATGGATGCACAAAAAGATTATCAACATGTCAAAAAAGGTTTCCACAAATAAAACAGGGATACGGTGAAAGCCAAGCCGCAGCAATAGCTTTTAGACAGAGTCAAAACGTAGAAAGCGGCTTTAACGCTATACAGATTTCTGGTGGGACAAGCCGAGATAATACTTTAATACCATCTAATACAGGTCTATTTCATACAACTGTACCTGAGTTGACAGGACAACTAACTGGTGAGTTTACTATCATGGGTTGGGTTAATATAAACTCCAACAGCTCAAGAGCAGCTGGAATTTTAAGCACTTCCCCTAGAGACGACCTAAATTGGCCAAACAACCAATTTCTAAATATCAACTCTGATACTAGAATTAATCCTGAATTCCGACAAGGTACAGACCAATTCGTTGAGACGATGATTACCAAGGCCGCACAACAAGGAACTAATAATATCTCAGCTAATTATATGGGATATAAAATAGATTCTAATGATGAATCAGTAGATAAAAACTCATTCCAAAGCATCTTTCTCAATGAGGCGCAGAGAAACAACATGGATTCTAGAGAATGGCAACAATACATAATCACTAATAGCACTGGTAATGCGGAGTTCATAAACGGAGAGGGCGAAAAAGAGGATACTGTTATAAAATTTTATGTAAATGGACATCCTATTCTTGGAGAAGGTGAAAATCTAAGTAGCAATCAAGGTAATTTCGCCAGCTTGTTTAAAAGAAAAAATATGACTTGGGCTGAAAATTCTGAAAAAGCATTACCACAGACTTTTATGCTCGGTGCGGTTGAATATTACGGAGGGACTTCTGGTTATAATTCGCCGCAAACAGCCGCTTATACTGCTTCAATGAATGGCGCTCTTGGCCCTTGGGCCGTTTGGAACAGAGCTATCAATGACGAGGAAAGAGAGTTCTTGCGGAAACCTATTAGCCCCCCATTCAATGTCACTAACTCTATAGACTTCGCTCCTAGAAATTATTACGAATGCGCTGGTAGATTCGGCACATTAACTGGTAGCGGAGATGGGACTCTGTCTTATGGATCTCATAGTTTGGTAGCATGGTGGGATGGAACTACAGGACATATCGGCGGCACAACTACTAATTCGATGTTAGATATCCATACAGGGGCTATTCATCTAACAGGAAGCGGAGATTTCACAGGGATAACTCAAAATTATAAAATGTCTCCATTAGATTTTTACGAAAACCCAACTACAAGAAACCCACGTTTTGGAGGGTTTCCAGGAACTGACGGATTTAGCTATGGAAGAGATTCACAGATGTAAAGGGGAAGCATCCGCTCTTCATAAGATAAAAGAAATATCAAATAGGTATTTTACTCAAGAGGTATGTGGTTTCTTAGGATACGATAATAGCCAAGACGAATTCGTAGTTCAATTAGAAAAGAATATAGCTAAAGACCCTAAATCTTACTTTTTAATAAATCCTTTGAGCTATCTGCTTTTTAAAGAAAAGTATGATATGGTCGCTGTTTTCCATAGCCACATCACAGGTGACGAGACAGAATCTGAATTTGATGTGAAAATGGCTGATAATTGTTGCCAAGCATTCCTGATATACAGCTTAAATACTAAAAAAATAAACATTTATACGCCCAAAAATATAGAATCTGATGTAAATATATTAGAAAGGGTAAAGGCTGCACAATGACAATAGTAAATATACATGGAATTCTAGCTCAGGAGTATGGGAAATCATTCAAATTCAACATATCTAATCCAAAAGATATTTTGGAAGCTATCGATTGTAATAAAAGCGGGTTTATTAGAAGATTGATAAAATTACAAAGAGATGGATTTTGCTATGATATAATAATTAATAAGCAAAGAATCACTCATGGACCAGACATGGAGAATATGAAAAATCCAGAAACTATAGATATAGTCCCAGCCATATCAGGAAGCGGTGCATTTATTGGAGGTATTTTTTCATTGCTAGCTGGTGGAGGATTAATAGCCACTATAGCGAAAGCGCTAATTTTTGCAGCTATAAGTTACGCTTTAGCGCCAAAACCTGAAAACGAAGCATTAGAAATTGAAGCCGATGGGTCCAAAAGCTCATTAATATTTTCCAATAATGTTAATACTGCCAGCCAAGGTTCCCCAGTGCCTTTAGGGTATGGACGTTTAAAGGTCGGATCACAAGTTGTTCAGGCGAGTATAAAATCTTACCCTCAAAACCAAGATCCTCAAACAGTGATGGATCGTACAAAACTAATGAACAGACCTGAAAGAACCTTTGATGGCTGGGAAATAAAAGAACAAGATAGATCTGATTTTGTAGGAAATAGAACGTAATGAACCATATCTTAAAAAAAATAGGTATAGCTGGAGGCGGAAAGAGCCAAAAAGCAAAACCCCCAATTTACAAACCCCCAGTAATGGGGGAACTACAATATGGTGCATCTTATAGTTACGCTGAAACTCTAGATTTAATAAGCGATGGACCCATTGAGGGGTTAGTTAATTCTCATGGACAAGTAGTAGATAGTTTAGAAATTCTACAAGGAATATATCTAGATAATACTGCTATAGCTATTACTGAAGTAGCAAGCGCAAGACAATCCGCAGTCACTATAACAGATTTCCAAAGAGAGACTATAGAATCTCTCAATATAGAATTAACAACTCCTAGTGCGACTTCTTGTAAAAAGTTTTTTCAAGCATTATCAAATGTCACAGATTTAAGTGCAGATGGTAAAATAACTTCGTTACCCTCTAACCCCGCTGCTCCCGTAGACATTTCTGAAGCGTCATCTTCGTCAGATGTAGCGATGGTTTTTCTGAGGGATAGGACATCCACGGTTTATTTAAAAGAAATTGATAAACAAAATGGACTTAGTATAGAACCCCCTTTACTTCCTTCTAAGGAGACAGATTTCTCTTTATATATTAGAGCTTACATAGCAGAGGGAGGCACAGTATTCCCTTGGCATCTAAATAAAGAACTACAAACTGGATACTCATCTACAAATGCAGCTTTTCGGAATAATAAACAAACCAAAGGGACTGTAGAAGACTCCAGTTTAATTTGGTCGGACAACAACAATTTAGGACTTTCTAAATTTTTATTCGCATTTAATCCCACTATTCCTAGAAGAATCCTTAGTCGTGATGGAGCTAGGATGGAAACAAGCGATTTTTACAAAGCAGCTAGAAACTCTGGTAGGGCCACAAATTATCCTTTTGTTGGCGACGTAGAATTTTTTCACGAAAATTTCAAGATTATAAATAATTTATTCAGCGCGACTAGGACATCTATCGAGATCCTCAAGAATAATACAAGCAACAAAATACAAAGCCAATTAGCCGCACAAACTTTATCAGTATATGGGAATAGGTCTAACCTACCCAACCTTAGCAGTGGAGGTTTTCTTGTTTGCGATTTAAATGTAACATCTACTACATCATTAAAAGGGGTAGACATTAAAGATGGAGACTCTATTTTTAATATGGCTACGTTACCTTTTGGATCTAAACATGGATTTAATTTAATAGCTATAATGGAGAGCTTGGGTATAAATTATTTTGATTATACTTGCCCAGAAGTAGGAGCCGATGGAATTCTAACAGGTATAATGTTTGGTTATATCTTTATAACACTCCCTCCGACAGAAAGAGCGATAACAGATCTATTTACTTTTGTAGGTAATCGCAAAGAAAAATACGGAAATGGTTATACTTATGCAATAGACTCTTCTGTAATTTCGTGTCTTAAAGATTTACAATCATTCAAATATTCAAAAACTATAGGGAGTAGTAGAATTACTTCTAACTCAGACAATATCAACCGTAGTGGGATAAAATTTAATTATAGTAATGTACTAGCAGAAATAAAAAAAGGTGAAGAAAATCAAAATCCTTTTATTAATTTTAAAGACGTATATATTGATCATTTTTATAATAGAGAACTATTCGGACCATTCTCTACAGCTGGAGCAAATGGATCTTCTGACCAAATAGGCGGACAAACAGACGCTCCCCAACGTATAACCCCTAGTGAAAACATGCTCCTTAGAGAGAGTGTTTTAGGGGACAAATCGAACTTTAATACGGAATTACAAAAAGGATTACCGCTATCAGAAGGAAGTGATGATAAAAGAAAGGACGCTGAAGGAGATCCAAGGAATTATTCTTCATGGGGCCAGAATTCCTTCGCGAATTTTAACGAAAGGGCTGTGCCTGTAGTACATACAGTTTACAACCCTAATGTATCTGCAGTATTTATAACTTTAGATGTCTCTGCGCTAAGTGATACTTTGATAAAAAAACAACCCGAAGTATTCACAGGGACAAAAAACCCAGACGGAAGCCCAACAAAAAAAGATTTAAGTATCGGCACTAAATTTCCCTCTGTTTTAAATATCGAAGTAGAAGTAGGGACTATCGGAGATAGAAATAATAGTGCAGAAGGACTAATAACTCATCAAAAATTTAATTATAGAATTGTAGCTTTAATTGAGGGCAATACTTTAATAGACATAGGAAATCCTGAATCAATAAGAGAACAGTCTATGCTTGTAGACGCGAATAACCCACAAGATGGATCAAGTATTAGTCGTCCTTTTTTATTACCAGAGGCTATATCACAAAAGCAAGACCCTTTAACAACAGATGGTGTAAACGGTATAATAGCTGGAGACTTAAATGAAGACTCTATATCTCAAAGATATGTAAAAATAACCAGAATATCCCACGAAACAAACTCTGTATTGTTATCTAAATTAGTTTCAGTTAGTAAAGTCACAGAGATAATAAACGCGACTCTAACATATCCTTATTCTGCTATTATAGCGACAAAGTTAGATGCGAGGAGCTTTTCAGCAATACCAACAAGAACTTTTGATTGTAAATTAAAAAAAGTAAAAATACCTAGTAATTATTTCCCAGCAACTAATGGAATCGATAATAGATATTATGATAATCAAAAACAATTCGATGAAGCTAACCCAAAAAGTAAATTAATATACAAAGGAGATTGGGACGGAACATTCCATAGTGAATTACAATGGACGGACAACCCTGCTTGGATTTTGTATGATTTATTAACTAACGTTAGATATGGGATGGGTTCCCACATAGATTTACAAAGTATTAACAAATGGCAACTTTATAAAATAGGCAGGTTTTGTGATGCAGTAGATGATGAAGGTAATTTTATTGGGGTAAAAGACGGTAGAGGAGGTAAAGAACCTCGCTTTTCTTGTAATATAGTATTCGATCAAGGTCAAAAAATATTTGATGCTATCAATACTATAGCCTCTCTGTTTAGGGGGCAGACGTTCTTTACTAACTCTGAAATTAATTTTGTAGATGATAGACCTAGAGAACCAATTAATCTTTTTACTAATGAATCTGTAAAAGATGGAATGTTTTTTTACTCAAATAACGGAAGAGAAGATCAATATAATACTATAGAAATATCTTACAAAGATAGATTCGATAATTTTTCCCCTAAACTCGAAGTAGTAGAAGATGATGAAGATATCAGGGAAAGAGGAATATTCAAAAAACGAATTGAAGGTATAGGTATAACATCTAGAGCGATGGCTCGACGAGCTGCTCAACATATAATATTTTCTAAAATAAGAGAAGACCAGAAGGTAGCATTCACTGCTGGTTTAGAGACACTACTTTGTAAACCTGGGGATCTAGTGATAGTTCAAGATGAACTAAAAACCAATAGAAGCAACTTCGGAAAAGTTCTAGGTGTCAGTATAGAAGACGAAACAATAAGATTAAGTAACACTTTTGTGCCTACAACAATGGATGGGATACTCACTGTATACAATCCCACTGGTTCTGAAAGTATCGAAGATTTAAATTTAGCCGCAAATCAAAACAGGCAGCGATATGATGGCTTCACTATTACTGGTCTCGCCACAGATTCATGGAAGCGTTTTACTGGAGAGTATAGCTTTTCAGGATACACTGAAGGGTATGATCAAGCAACTGGTTTTGTTTTGGGAGAAACTAGATATGCTGAATATGCTTCTTATACAGGAGTATCTGGCACTAATCTATATTTCGAAACAGGCGTTACAGGATGGGTTTTAGGATCTGGAAATGCTAGATCTTTATATTCTGGAGATCTTATTTCTGAACTAACAGGAGCGCAAACACTGACAGAATTTAATACTGGTAAAATATCTATTTTAGATATGAATTCATCTACTAAAAGGAAGTTTGCAGTTCCTTCAGAATTTTCTGGTTTTGATCCTAGCACATTTAGAAATTATACTAGGGGTGCGACTAATAGCGAAGTTTCTAATATATCACCTGAACAGATAACAACTCTACTTTTGACAGGGGGATCTCAAGCTGTGACTAATAAAGAATATGGAACACTGCTTTCTGGGTTTGATAGGCCAGAAGTATTACCATTTATCAAATTAGGAAGTGCTGCTCAATTCCAAATTAAAGAAGCTTCGCCTTTTATTTATAAGGTTATGTCTATGAAAGAGCAGAACCCTAATGAATATTTAGTTTCTGCGACAAAATATGATACTGGCAAGTTCAATTTAATCGATAATAATGTCAGTATTGAACATAAAGTAAATACGTTTAGTTACCAAGTAGCACAAACAATAAATGGTGTGACTTACAAAACTCTAGACGCTCCAGAATTTATAGGTCAAGTAGTTACGGGAGTGCCTAATACGGCAGAACAGAACTTCAACATAATAGCTAATTGGACAGCTGTTACTGACAATGAAGGATATGGAGTAAGGTTAACATTACCTAATGGACAAGTAATACAAGAAAACACTGCAAAAAATGTAACAAATATTAGACTTTCTGGATTAGATCAAGTCGGAGTATTTAATGTCGGTGTAAATACACTTGGGAATATGGGACGAGATGGAGGAAATGCTTATTATGATTCTGCGTATATCGATACGGGGATATTTGTTCTTTATGAAGAAACGTTAACCTATTCAAAATCATTTTTAAATAAAATCACTATTCTATAATGAATTATACAGGTTATTCAGTATTAAAATTAAGTGAATCTGACGGAGCATATGTCTACGCCAAAGAAGCTAGAGAATTTGCTACAGGTGCAACAGGAGCAGGAGGTTATTTAAATGCTAAAGCTGTAGCTTCAGGCTGGAATGATATACAATTTTCAAATGTTGTAGGAATAGGAACTACCCTTCCAACGAATATTGGGATTGGAGCTACTACTGTTTTTTCAGGAGGAGTTACTGTAATAGGTGGGACTACTCCAAATGGAGATTTAAGAGCTGAAGCGACAGGATACATGGGAATAGGTAATACTAATCCCTATATATTTAAAAAAGGAGTAGGTTACACAGGGGCTTTTTATGCTACATACATTGGAGGGACTAATTCATTACCCACAAAAATAGGTATAGGCACAAAAAACTCTCAAATTTCTACTAGTGGATACTACGCAGGAGATTTTACTACTCGTGATATTTATGAATTCGAAACTTCATTCACTCCCGATCTCGATGATTTAACAAAAACTACTACAGGTAGTGGAGTTTATAAGAACGGAGACAGTGTATCCTTACAATTTAACATATTAAATAGAAATGGAGAATTACTGAGTTCTGCAGCTCAAATAGCAGCAGATCCTTTTGTAGATAAACAAGTAATTAGCATATTAGATATAAACTCTAATGTTGTCTTCCCGAATTACAGAGATAATGGGGACTCTACATTTACTTTTTCTAGATCTCAGAATATAGATGTGTTTGGGTCTTATACTAAAAACTTCGGAGTCAGAAATGAAATTGTAAATAAAAATGGATTAACATCTACTGGAGAATTCTATTTGTATGGAAATACACTAACATTCGACAATATTTTAGTTCAAGCTTCTGAAGAAACAGTATTAAACGAAAACTTTTCTAATCATTCACCTCCAAATACTGGGAGTATAACTTCCGCTGCTGATAGAGCAGATGCTATAAAATATTTTAATAATCAACCTGTTAACACTTCTGGTTCTACAGGGTTTATTGATTTGACTTTAGCTTTTAACGAAGACCCAGTATTCACTCAGTATTCAGACCTTAACATTTGGGCTAGTGATACTAAAGAATTTGATGCAGATATTGGTAATTTTGTGGGAAGTTTTCCTTTGGGGGCAGCACAAGCTGGTCAAACAATTAGACTCTCTCCTAGTAATGGAATACAAGCTGGAACAGGACTATTCTTCAAATTAGTCGCAGAAAGCGCGGTAGGATTTGAAAAAGAAGTATTTGATCTCGGCCCATTTACCATAGAGCCTATAGTTGAAGGTCCAGACTTAAATCTCTACAACCAAGGAGACCAATCTATGGTCGGAGACTTCACTATCGAAGGAGGATTAGAAGGAGACGATGCTAATGGTGGCAATCTCAATGTTAGTGGAAACGCTTTGGGAACTGGAATTGGTGGACGTTTGACAGGACCAAACAGTCAGATGTATCTCCTTTCAGGAGACGCTGCAGGTGGTAGTTCCGATACTCTACAAGATGTAGTAGACAGAGATAATGCTACAACTAAAGATATTAATTATAATGGATCAAAGATTATTTTTAATGGGGACGGTAATAAAAGTATTAATTTTGAAAATGATGCTTTAACTTTAGGAATTGGGGTAACTAGAATACAAAGTAAATTTCTTGGAATAGGAGCCACTACAAATAAAATAGTATTATTCCCCGATCAATCCGTTGTTGTCGGTAGTGATGGTATAATTGTAGGAGGTTCTCCAGCTACAGGTTCAGCAATTCTCGCAGGAACAGGAAATAGTATTAGTGGACACTTCAACACTTTGGTTGGTGGCGCTCAAAACAAAATATCTGGAGACTTATTAGGTTTTAACTTTATCGGCGGTGGT